CGAGGCGCGGCCAGCCGCCACGTCGGCGCCGCGCTCGGTCAAGGTAACGACCAGGACGGAGCCGATATCTTCCACCTTCACCAGGCCCTGTTCGCCCAGCCAGGTCAGTTCGCCCTTGACCTGGTCACGGCTCGGATGATGCCCGAACTCGCCCAGCAGGCTGGTGATCACCGACGAGTTGGCGCGGTACTGCGGCAGCTCAGAGAGGATGCGCAGCATCACCAGGCGCTGATCCTGGCGCAGGTAATCGGCGAAATTTTGGTTGTTCATCGCAGCCTCACTTGCTGTGTAGGAGGTAATCGTTCAGGCGATCCACCGAGCGGTTCAGCGGATCCAGGGAGCGGTTGATGCCTGAGATGTCGGACTTGATGCCCTTCATGTCGCCGCCCAGCTCGGCCAGCTTTTCGGCTAGCTCAGTGAGCTGCTCGCTGGTCGGCAGGTGCTTCATCTGCTGCTCCAGCACCGTCAGGCGGGTGTCCTGTCCGGCCAGGCGGTTGGCGAGGGCCTCGGCCTCGACCTTGGAGCTGGCCTTGCGGGCACTGCTCCAGGAGAAGTAGCCCACCACCACGGTGAACAGGAACTGCGCGCCGCGCAGCAGGGAGTCGAAGTCCATCAGGGCTTGTCCTTGTCGTGGAGGTCGATCAGCGCGTTCAACTGCGCAAGGTTGGCGAGCGCCCAAGCGCCGTAGTCACGCGCATGGGCCAGGATGTCTGCGGCGGTAACGCCGCTTTCCAGTAGTTCGGCGTCAGAGCCGGGGGCGGGCCAGGCCGCTTCTTGAGAGCCGGCGTAGGCTCGGCAGCCGGCTGGAGCTGGGGCAGTGGCTCCAAGCGCTGCGTTGAAGTCGCGCAGCCAGCCACAAGTGACAACGAAGCGAGGAGCAGCCACAGGGGCAGCGCCGCGCGCCGGGGTGTATTGAGTCGAGACACGGTTGATGCGCTCCTGTGTGAGTTGCTGCTTGAGCCGGCCGATCTCGTCCTGGGCATCCAGGAACACCAGCTCGGCCTGGTTGGCGCGCTCCACCTGCTGGCGGTAGAGCACCAGGTTCTGTTCGGCGGCATCGGCGCGCAGCTTCTGGTGCTCCTCGCGCAGATCGGCAACGACCTTGTCGCCCTTGGCCTGGGCGGCGCTGTGGCCGCGCTCGTATGCGCCTTCCTGGATGAACCATACGAAGCCGGCGAACAGCAGGCTGGCGGCAAGGCCTAGGACCAGTGATCTGTTCATCACCGTCCCTTACGCTTTAGCCGGCGCCGCAACCAGCGCGGCATGGGTGGTCGTTTGTCCGCGCGCTCGGGCGGCCACAGCTGGGCCGGGCGAACGCGGGGCGGCGGCGATGCGAACAGCTCGGCGGCAGCCAGCCAGTTCCGGGAGCAGGCGGCAGGCGAACTGCTGGTCAATGTGGCGAGCAGAAACAGCGTTGGGATCTTCATGGCGGCTATACCTGTCGGCGCACACGCCTACACCCCAGCCGGCAGCCGCATACATGGGCTCCCAGCGCAGCAGGATGGCGCGCGGGTAATGGCGGTTATCGCGGAAGTTGGCAGCCGAGCGGCCAGCGTTGTGCCGCTCGACGGAATCGAACCAGGCCAGCGGATCGGCGCCCTTTGCCGATGCCAGCCTGCGGTCACGATTCACCCAGCCATTGCCGCCGTTGTAGCCGGCCAGCACGAAGGCCCAGCGGTCACACTCGCTCACGGCCTGGTTTCGTTCGTAGAGCCAGCGGTCGAACGCCACCATCGCCCGCAGTGCCCAGCCTGGGTTGTACGGCTGCGCCGGGCCCAGGCTGCGCGGGTAGATCTCGGCCATCCAGTCAGCAGTAGCCGGCATGAACTGCGCCAGGCCCTCTGCGCCGACCGGCGAGCGAGCATTCACCCGCCAGGCGCTTTCCTGATGCACCTGAGCTGCGAACGTCGCCACAGGCGCCCCCAGGCCCCACTCAGCATGGGCGGCGCGCACAAGGGTGCGGCGGTGCTGCTCGGCGGCGGTCGGGATACTGGCGGCATCTGCCTTGGGCACGATGAAGATGCCGATGGCGAACACCAGCAGGATCAGCGGCCACAGAAACAGGCGCGGTTCGACCATCCAGATGATCGCCAGGTCATTGCCGGCCTCGGCCAGCCAACGCTTGAGGCGGTTCACGACTACAGCCCCAGCGTCAGGCCGAGGATGCAGGCCAGCACGATCAGGGCTCGCCGCAGCCAGGCACCAACAATGTGGATGCCGCCGATGCACTCATGCGGCCGGGCTTCGGTCAGGAACACCGCGCGGTCGATGTAGTAGCCCAGCACGGCGCCGAGCGTCACCAGGCTGGCCTTGTACAGCACCACCTGCAGCTGCTCGGGGCGCACGAACCAGATGGCGGTCAGCAGCATCAGGGAGATAACAGCGAAAACGGTCATGCGCGGCAGTAGGCGGCGCTTGGGCTTGTTCTGGCAGGTGGTGGCCATGGGTTGCGCTCCGAGGTTGGCCAATCCCTGGCCGTTGCTGTGCTAATAAGTGCCGGTCTTAAACGGCAGAGATCACAGCTTCGCCTCGCGCGCGCGCGGAGTAATTTGGACGGGGCAAAAACAACTAGGGCGCCATTGCGGCGCCCTCTAAAACAGTGTGCGGATTATTCCAGGGGATATTCCTGGATCACTGCCCCATGATCAGCTTGTACCGCCGCTGGTATTCCTCGTAACTCAGACCCTGCGTGTTCTGCAGCTCCTGCAGCTGCTGCTCCTTACTCTTAGCCGGAATATCGGGAACGTAATCAGCAGGCCTGGTTGGTACAGCCTCCCACTTGGGGATCCTCGAAGTCTCAGGTTCAACTGATGGGGCGCCGCCTGTTGCAATGGAAAGGGCCTGCAGATAACCCAACACGTATTCACGGGGCAGCTCGACGACTGTCCAGCCAAGCGCAGATCCAAACTGTACCCGCAGGCCGTTGCTTGCTCCTGCCAATGCATCGAGCGGCATCACCGCAGACACACTTTCGGTGTAGTTGCAGTATCGGGACGCGCTGCAGCTCTCTACATGGCGATCATTGACCACAGTATCGAGTGAGCGGCCACCAGGAAGCGTTGCTGACTTAAAGAACAGCCAACGGTCGTTACCGTATTTCCATCTCACCCGGAGAGCATGAACAACCGTTCCCCCGCTCTTTGCCTGGATGGCAGCAAGCTCTGCCGAATAGAAAACCCCACCCGCTGGCTCGCCAGTAACGGGTGGACCTACGAATACCCGGTCATTACTGAATTCGTTCTCGATGACGCGAACACCCTGGGCAACCTCTGCCGGGGTCTTATCGCGGTAGTTTGGAGCAGTCGTACACCCCGTTAGGGAAGCCACCAGCACAACCAGCAGTAGATGCGCCTTTTTCATTTCCGGCCTCCATTCACCAGCCTCACCACTGCGCGCCAGACCGCCGAGAAGAACTCCTCGCTGTAGCAGACCCACCAGAGCTTGAACATCTCAAGCAGCAGCATGCCGCAAAGCACGATGCCGCCAGCAGCTATCAGGGACTCAACCAGTTCGAGCAGCCCCGCATTTGGCCCGCTGCGCTTAAGCAACCAGCCCCACACCATGAACACCAGGAATATGACGAACCCCACCTTGACCTTTTGGTCATTGGCGACGCGCTCACGTAGGCAGTGATTGCACGTCTGCGCCTGGGCCGTGACCAGCCGCACCTCGCACGAGGGGCAAGGCTTTACCGCCAGCACCTGCAACTGCTCAGGCGTCAGCGAGAGCTGAGCGTTCAGCTCCAGATAGTCACGCCCTGCGACTCGGTTGTTGCTCCCCTCAACCTGGATATCCATGGTGCTACTCCTTCCGTTCGTTGAAATCCCTACCCGCGATCCTGTGGCCGCTGCCTGAAACCTTGATGCCTGCTGATTCACTCGGCGCCTTTGGCTTCTTGCCGCCAGTGAGCAGCTCGGCCAGAAGCTGCTTGCGCGCTGTCGCAGCCATGCCTTGATAGACCTCCAGCAGCAGTTGCTCGTCCGGGGGTAAATGTCTCGTCGTCGCGACATTTGTCCGTTGGCCGCTCAATACAAAGATCACATCCAGACCCTCTTCCAGCCAGGCAGCCAGTGCATTCGCATCAGGTGCAGAACGCCCCTGCTCCCAGCCTATCTGGCTCCTCTTCGAAGCCCCAGCCAGATCAGCAAATTCTGTCTGCGTGTATCCGAGGCGCTCGCGCTCCGCTTTAAGTCGATCGCCAAGTGAAATATCTGGCACTTAATCACCCTTGACATGTGCCATATTTGGCACCATCATCAATCGCACAAACATTATTCATCTTTGCATCACAGGAGCCACCGCCATGGCCACTGCAACCAAAGCCCTAACCGCCGAGCAAGTGAAGCAACGCTTCAAAGCGCGCGGCAAAACCTTCACCGAATGGGCTGAAGAACACGGCTACACCCGCAACGAGGTGTACCGCGTGCTCAACGGCCAGGCCAAAGCCAACTACGGCAAGGCCCATGAGATCGCCGTAAAGCTCGGCATGAAGATCGAAGACGAAGAGGCCTTCGCCGCCTAACCCACCTCCAGCCATCCGCAGCGAGGGTCAACGCCATGACCGACAAGCCGCAACTCATAACCGAGGAGATCGAATTGATCCCCCATCCTATGGACGCCTGGCGCGCCGCGCTCAACGCGCTGATCGCCTGCGCACCTGGTGATGGCCCGGCCATCGCCGCTCACCTGGCCGAAGCCCGCCAGCAGGCCCTGGTGTTCGTCGATCGCACCCCGGCCAGCGCCGGTACTGCAAAGCTGATCGATCGCCTGATGCTGATCGGTGCAGGTCGCCTGGTCAGCGACAAGCTGCTGGCCACCGGCAACGCGACAGAGCAGCTCGATGGCCTTGGCCGGCGCCAGCGCCTGGCGAGGGCCATGGGTACTTCTACCCAGTCCGTTTACCGCCATGTCCTCTCCCTGGCTGAAGCCTTGGGCATCAATGAAGCCCAGGCGCTCAAGCATCTGGAGACTCGGCATCTGCATGGTGCTGATCAATGATCAGGGTCGCCCACGCATCCAGCTCCTTGAGCAGCAAGCGCCTAGCGCGCGGGTCGGCGGCAATGGACGTAGGCCCAGTGCGCCGTGCGCGGCATTCATCGGCCAGCGCCTGCGGTTCAATGATGCCGTGCCGCATGCAAGCAACCAGCAAGTGGTTGATCACACACGCCTGCGCCTCGACTTGGGCCCGCAACTGCTCTACGTCGTCCATCGCTGCTACCGCCTTGCTTCTGCTGGTGAATGTACCTGATTCCATTGTGCCGATGGCAACGCTTTTGCCCAGCAGCAAAAACGTAGTTTGTTTGGCGGCATGCCATGGCGCGTCTCTGGAGGCCTTCCAATGAAGAAGCGCATCTGGAAGAACGCCCAGCCCAGCAGCATCCGCCAAGCCATGGAGTGGTCGCTGGACTTCGCCAAGGAGCGGCACAACCTCAGCGTCGAGCGCATTGCTGAGCGGATGGGCCAGGCCAACCACTGGGCCCTCTACAAGTGGCTCACAGAAGGGCGCATGCCTGCGGTGCTGATCCCTGCCTTCGAGCATGCCTGCGGTATCGCCCTGATCTCGCGCTGGCTGGCATCCACCAGCGGCAAGCTGCTGATTGACATCCCGTCCGGCCGCACCTGCACCGCGCAGGACGTGAACGAGCTGCAGGCCGTACTCAACGCGACCACGGGTGCCCTGATCGCCTTCTACCAAGGCCAGGTCGATGCCGACGCCGCCCAGGCCGCGCTGCAGGCCGGCCTCACCAGCCTGGCCTGGCACCGCGCCAACGTGCAGCAGCACGCCAACCCGCAACTTGATCTAGGAGAGCAGGCATGAACGCCATAGAGCTGGCTCAGGTGATGGACATGCACGAAGCCCTGGAGCCGTTCGCCGGCTTCACCGACTGGTGGTGTGGCTCGCGCCAGAAGCTGTTCGCAGAGCGCGCCATGGCGCTGGGCAAGCCCCTGCGCGACCTCACCGTTGGCGAGCTGCAGGACATCGCAGCCGAGGTGAGCGCCGAGATGAAACCGTTCTACACCTCCACCGGAGCCCAAGCATGACCACCCCACGCACCTCCGACAGCGGCGCGCGAATCCTGCGCGTGCTCAAGGCCCTCAAGGGCTACAGCCTCACCGGCATCAGCAACGGCGAGTTGGCCAAGGGGCTCGGGGAGAGCCCGGCCAACATCAACCGCGCCATCAACACCCTGATCGCCGAAGGCCTTGCCGTGAAGCTCGACAACGGCCGCTTCGCCCCGTCCATCGCGCTGCTGCAGATCGCCCAGGCCCACGCCAACGAGATGGGCGCCGCGCAGCACCGCATCAACGAAATCAACCAACGCGTGCTGGCCGGGGCCAGCCGCTGACAACAAGGAGCACGCCATGAACTACACCAAACTGGCCCAGCACCTGCTGCGCGGTGGCGATCGCCACAGCAGCATCTATTTCGAGGGGCTCTGTGCAGCGCTCAAGCTGCGCATCGAGGGTGAGCCCACCACCATCAACTACCCGCAGGGCAGCCTGGAGTTCGACGCCTACTACTACGGCTGCCGCCGTGGCGCCGACGAGTTCCGCAATGCCCTGATCGAAGCCAACGGCAACCGTGCCGAAGCCATCGAGCGCCTGCGTGCGCTGGCTGGCGAAGCCGAGCGGAGGGCTGCCTGATGGCCCGTACTGCAACCCCTAAAGTCGAACTCGTCAGCGACGTGGCGCTGGACGGTGAAACCCTGGTAGCGCAGCAGAATCAGGTGATCAGCCTGAATGCTGAGCACGACAGCCAGGTGCGCGCCGTGGCTGCGCAGCTGGGCTACCAGCTCCCGGCCGACTGTACCGACCCGGACCTGATCCAGCGCGATATCGCTGCCAACATGCGCCGCAGCGTCGAGGCCTGCTTAGAAGTGGGCCGAGCGCTGCAAGTGCTCAAGGTTGCCACCCCTCACGGAGAGTTCATCCACCGCCTGGATTCCCTAGGTCTGGATCGAAAGGTGGCTGTCAAATTTATGAGCGCGTCAGCCAAGTTCGCCAGCCTGGGCAGTAATGCCGCCCTAAACAAAGCCCTGGGCAATCAATCCAAGCTCTTCGAGATGCTCGTCCTGGACGACGAAGAGATCCATGAGCTGGAACTCACCGGCCAGACAGGCGAGCTGAGCCTCGACGACGTGGCCACCATGAGCGTGAAGGAGCTACGCCAAGCCCTACGCCAGAGCCGTGAGGACAAGAAGGCGCTGCAGCAGCTGGCTGCCGACAAGAACGCGAAAATCGACGAGCTGGCCACCAAGCTGGCGAAACAGCCCCGCATCAAAACCCTTTCCCCAGACGAGGACGCCAAGCAGCTGCGCCAGGAAGTCAGCTTACTGGCATTCGAAGCCGAGGCCGTGCTGCTGGGCAAGTTGCGCGAGGGTTTCAACACGCTTGTCGACCACTCCAACAGCACCGGCATGGATCACCGGGTGTTCAAGGCCGGCTTGCTGGCCCAGCTGGAGAAGGTGCTCGGCAACATCCGCGAGGAGTTTGAGGTACCGGCCGACTTGCTGGCCGGTGCCGAGGACTTCGGCTGGATCGAGCAGACCCCACCTGGTGGCCAAGGCAACGAGGCCTGATCGATGAGCGCCGTCATTACCCAACGCCTGGTCGACCTGGAACGCTCGCTGCAACGCGCAGCGCGCGGCCAGCGTACCGCCCTGTGCCGGGCTGCGGCGCAGGAGCTGGGCCTTAGCCTGGCAACCCTCTATCGCAAACTTGAGGAGGTGACCGTGGCCACCACCGCACGTAAGCAACGTGTAGACGCTGGCCAGAGCGACCTGGCTCGTGAAGAGGCACTGACCATCAGCACAGCGCTGATGGAGTCTGCCCGTCGCAATGAAAAGCGCCTGTATTCCCTGGGTGATGCCGTTGAAGCGCTACGCGCCAGCGGCATGATCCGAGCCGAAGCCGTCGACAAGGTCAGCGGCGAGATCCGCCCGATGTCGCTGAGCGCCATCAGCCGCGCCCTTTACGCCTACAAGCTGCACCCCAAGCAACTGCTGGCCCAGGCACCCGTGACCCAGTTGGTGAGCGAGCACCCAAACCACGTTTGGCAGATCGACGCCTCGCTGTGCGTTCTGTACTACCTGCGCCCCGGCGCCGATGCGCGCGGCAACGGCCTGCGCGTGATGGAGGCGGACCAGTTCTACAAGAACAAGCCCAAGAACCTGGCGCGCATTGCTGCCAATCGCGTCTGGTCGTATGAGATCACCGACCATACCAGCGGCTGGGTGTACGTCGAATATGTGATGGGTGCTGAAAGCAGCGAGAACCTTTGCTCGGTGCTGATCAATGCCATGCAGGAGCGCGGCGGCGCCGATGTGATGCACGGCGTACCGCGCATCTTGATGATGGACCCCGGTTCGGCAAACACCTCGGCGATGACGCGCAACCTGTGCCGCAGCCTGGGCATTCAGATGATCGTCCACGCACCTGGTGCTGCTCGCGTCACCGGCCAGGTGGAAAACGCGCGGAACCTGATCGAGCGCAAGTTCGAAGCAGGCTTGAAGTTCCAGCCCGTTGCCGACCTGGACGAGCTGAACGCCAAGGCCGCAACGTGGCGTGCGTATTTCAACGCACGCGCGGTGCACTCCCGCTATGGCCAGCCACGCACGGCGATGTGGATGAGCATTCGCCAAGAGCAACTGATCAAGGCGCCCAGCGTTGAGGTCTGCCGCAACCTGGCTGTAGCTGAGCCGGTGAGCCGCAAGGTTCGCCCAGACCTCACCGTCAGCTTCGAGGGGCGCAGTTACAACGTCGCTGGTGTGCCAGACGTAATGGTCAACGAACGCCTGATGATCACCATCAACCCCTGGCGTGAAGATGCCGCCCAGGTGGTTGCGGTGGATGGCAACGGACACGAGATCTACTACGTCGTGCCAGCCGTAGTCACCAATCAATATGGCTTCCGCGAAGACGGGGCGCTGATCGGCGAGAGCTTCAAACGCCACGCCGACACCCCGGCCCAGGTGGCACGCAAGGAGGCCGCCAAGCTGGCCATGGGCGCCGACACCGAGGAAGACGTGGCAGCGGCCCGCAAGGCCAAGGCCATCCCCTTCGGTGGCCAGCTGCAGCCCTACAAGCACATCGACGATGCCCAGCTGCCCACCTTCATGCCGCGCCGTGGCACCGAGCACGAACTGGCCGCGCCCACCGTCGTAGCGCCACCGCTCAGCATCTTCGCCGCTGCCAAACGCCTGCAGGCGCGCTTCACCGACTGGAGCCCGGAGCACTACGCCTGGCTTAGCCAGCACCACCCGGCCGGCATCCAGGAAGAAGCCCTCGACAGCGTCGAGGCCAGCCTGCGCGCCGCCTTCACCCGCCGACCAACCCTTTCTGTCGTAGGAGGTGCGTGATGCTCAAGCTCAAAGCACTGCTGCGCTACCACAACCTGGGCCAGGCCGACCTGGCTCGCGAGTTGGGCCTGAGCCGCCCGACCATTTCCCAGCTGATCAACCACAGCATGTGGCCCAAGACCATCCCGCAGGAGGACTTGAAGGCGCGCATCGTCGCCTGGCTGGAGAGTTTCAACGTCACCGGCATGCAGCTGGTGGGCATTTTCGAAGAGGAGGAGAACCAGGAGCAGAACACCAAGGTGGCCGCTGGGCGCTGCAACGCCCAACGGCCTGAGCACCGCAATCCCAAGAAGCCAATCGAGGAGCCCGACACAATGCTACTACGCGCAACCAAACTGACACAGCAGGCACGCCAGCACTTCGGCATGTTCGGCGACCCGTTCGCAGACCCGCGCACCAGCGCTGATCTGTTCGTCTCGCCGGATATCCGCTACGTGCGCGAAAGCCTCTACCAGGTCACGCGCTACGGCGTATTCCTGGCGATCCTGGGCGAGTCCGGCTCGGGCAAGTCCACCATCCGCAAGGATCTGCACGAACGCCTGCGCACTGAAGACAAGCCGGTGATCGTCATCGAGCCCTACGTCATCGGCATGGAAGACGACGACTTCAAGGGCAAGACCCTCAAGGCCATGCACATCTGCGAGGCGATCCTGGCCACCGTAAGCCCCGGCAGCAAGATGCCGCGCGGCCTGGATGCCCGGTACCGCGCCGTGCACAACGTACTACGCGAGTCGCACCGCATGGGCAACCGCCACGTCCTGGTGATCGAGGAGGCGCACGCCATCCCGGTGCCGACGCTCAAGCACCTCAAGCGCTTCTTCGAGCTGGAGGACGGCTTCGAGAAGCTGCTCAGCATCGTGCTGATCGGCCAGAGCGAGCTGGCCAACAAGCTCAGCGAGAAGCGCGCCGACGTGCGCGAGGTGGTGCAGCGCTGCGAGGTGGTGAAGCTCAACCCGCTCGACCAGCACCTGGGCGACTACCTCAAGCACCGCTTCAAGCTGGTCAACAAGCCCTTGGAAGAGGTGATGGACGAACCAGCCATCGAAGCCCTGCGCAGCAAGCTCACCGGCACCGGCTCCAAGGAGAACGGCTCGGTGCTGTACCCGCTGGCCGTGCACAACATGCTGGCCGCTGCCTTCAACCAGGCCGCCCTGGTCGGCGCCACCCGCCTGTCGGCGGACATCATCGCGGAGGTGTGAGCCATGGCCATCACCATCGAACAAATCATGGAGCAGGCTCAGGTGTACGCCTCGGCCTGGAGCCTGGTCGGCGGGCCGTTCGACCAGGGCAACCTGCTGCAGCAGGCCGATCTGGAGAAGCAAGTGCTACTGGAGCTGCTGATCGCCTTCGAGGACGAAGCCCATACCGCTGGGGCCCAGGAAGCGCAGCTCGACCTGGCTAAGCCGCTGATCGAGTGGCACCAGCACCGCATTGGCAACCTCAGCAAGTTGCAGCAGGCGGTAGAGGGCACTGAGATCCGCCTCGGCGAGGCTGATGCCAATCCCATCGTCCTGCAGGGCGCGATGCTAAAAGGCTGGCGCTTCGCCTTGGCGATTGCCGAGCAGCAGTTCGAGAAGTTCCCGCTGTCCATCGAACGCACCGCCCCGGCCAGCGACGAGGAGGAATGACCATGCGCGCTCCGAACGTAATCCCACTCAGCGCCAAGATCGCCGCCGAGATCTCCATCCAGCACGCGCTACCGATATGCACCGTGCTGACCCCGGAACTGGCCGACAAGCTCCGCGCCCTCAACGACATAACCCGCCGCCTGCGCGCGGCTGGCGTGCGCATCGAGGCCGCATCGCCGCTCGACGCCAAGATCTTCATCAAAGCCGAGGACTCCGATCAGCTCGCCGCATCGTTCAAGCACGAATGGCGCAGCCCGAGCTGGAGCACCAAAGGCGTCCACACCATCAACTGCGTCCGCCTCGGCGGCTGCCAAGTCTGCTGGCTGACGCCGGCAAAGGGGCTGCAGTCATGAGCCAGGCCGAACAACTGCAGCAGGAGCTGACAGAGATGCGGGAGTCCATGCAGCGCATGGATGATCGCTACAACCAGCTGTCGCTCGCGCTGCACCACCTCACCCAGGCCAGCAATCTGCTCTGCGCTCAGATCGCTGTGATGTGCGAGGCCCACATGGCCGGCGATAAAGCGCTGGTCATGCGCCAGGTCGAGCAGTTCACCCAGGCCTACCGCGCCAACCTCAAGCCCGCTGACGGGAGGGTGCATTGATGAACCTCGAAGCACGCCTGCGCGAAGCCCTGGAGCTGCTCAAACGCAGCGCCGGCTACGCCTCGGCATACCCGAGCATCGGCGGCCACAGGCTGAGTACCGAGATCAGCGAGTTCCGCGGCCAAGTACTGGCCGAACTCGACCACGCCACCCAACAAGCCGAGGAAGAGACCCATGGCTGAGCAAATCGACATCCCCGCCGGCTTCGTCAAGAACGCCGCCGGCCACCTGGTGCCGGAGCACCAGGTGCGCGAACACGACAAGTTGCGCGACCAGGTCGCCGGCGATCTGGCCAAGCAGGCCGTGGCCATCAGCGAGGCGCTGGGCGCGTTCAAGGCTAAGGCCCTGGGCGATATCGCTGACCTGATCGCCATCTCGGCCGAGAAGTACCAGGTCAAGCTCGGCGGCAAGAAGGGCAACGTCTCGATCGTCACCTACGACGGCCGCTACAAGATCGAGCGCGCCATGGCCGAGCGCATCACCTTCACCGAGGAGATCCTCGCGGCCAAGGAGCTGATCGACCAGTGCATCCGCAAATGGAGCGAAGGCGCCGACCAGCACCTGCGCATCCTGGTCGACCGCGCGTTCCGCGCCAACCGCCAGGGCCAGATCAAGACCGGCGACGTGCTCAGCCTGCTGCGCGTCGAGATCGAAGACCCGGACTGGCAGCGCGCGATGGAGGCCCTGAAGGACTCCATCCAGGTCAACGGCACCGCCGTATACATCCGCGTCTACCAGCGCGTCGGCAACACCGACCGTTACGACCCGATCAACCTGAACATCGCGGCGGTGTGAGATGGCTACCCCGACGAAAAAGCAGATTGCAGCCGGGCAGCGGCGCAGCCTCAAGGCGATGCGGGCGAAGCTGCTGGAAATGGCGGCGGCCTGGGATGAGGTCGACCAGTACCACCTGAACATCCTGGAAGAAGCTGCAGACAAGCTGCTCGATGTTCATAGCGAGCTGCTCGAAGCCGCAGAGGAGGAGTGACATGCCAACCCTCGAATGCACCGTGAAGTACTACATGGGTGCCTACCAGACCAACACCGTGCGCAGCCAGCGCGCCAGCTGCAGCCACTCCGAGGACGAGGCCGTGCGCCACCTGGGCGTGAAGCTGTTCGGCGAACAGCTCGACCACGTCGAGCGCATCGACCTCAAGCCCGGCGATAAGCCGGGCATGAGCCGCTGGCTGATCGTTGGCCGGGAGGCGTGATGTCTATCTCGAAAGGCGTACTCAGTAAGATCCACATCGCCAAGGGCCAACTGGGCATGGATGACGACAGCTATCGCGCGCTGCTGCGCCGCGTTGCTGGCGTCGAGTCCTCGAAAGACCTCAACTCGCGCCAGGCCGGGCGGTTGATGGTCGAGCTGGAGCGCCTGGGCTTTAAACCGAAGCCCAGCAGCAAGGCAGCGGGCAAGCCACACAACGCCAAGCAGCTCGGGCCGCGCATCGACAAGATCGAGGCCCAGCTCGCTGACATGGGGCTGCCGTGGGCCTATGCCGACGCCATGGCGTTGCAGATGTTCAAGGTTCAGCGGGTGGCCTGGCTGAAAAAGGCCGAGCAGCTCGACGCCCTGATCGCTGCACTGCACGTCGAGCAGGAGAAGCGCCAGCTGCTCAACCAGGTGGAAGCCCTCTGCAAGCGCCTCGGGGTGGACACTCCAGAACGCCTGGAGGGTTTGGAAGAACTGCCCGAGGGGTGGCGCAGGCAGCGTCCAATCCTCAAGGCCCTGGTGGATGCCCTGAATGCGGCGGTCAACGCGCAGGAGGGCGACTGATGCAGCTGCAATGCCCATGCTGCGGCGAGCAGTTTCCGATCGAGGCCGGCTTCGCAGACGCGGACGGCAAGAAGCTGGCGGCAATGCTCGCCGGCCTCGATCCGAAGCTGGGCCGGGCAGTGCTCAACTACCTGCGCCTGTTCAGCCCGGCCAAACGCGGCCTGCGCATGACCCGCGCTATCAAGCTGCTGGAGGAGCTGCTCGACCTGGTCAACGCCGGCACGGTGCAAAAGGACGCCCGCACCAACGATTCCAAGCCAGCGCCGCCCAGGATCTGGACGGCCGGCATCGAGCAGATGCTGATCGCCCGTGATCGCCTGACGTTGCCGCTGGAGAACCACAACTACCTGCGTGCGGTGGTCTACGGCATCGCCAGCGATCCCGTACAGGTTCAAGCAACCGCGCCGGCCAAGCCGGCCCGCGCGGCTGCCACCACTCAACAGATCCTGCAGGACGCCCTCGGCCGCATCGAAGCCGATCGCCGCCTGGGCCTAATAGATGAAGAGGAAGCCGATCGCCGCATTCAGGCGGCAAGGGGGAACGCATGAGCACCAAGCCCACAGCGATGGCGGAGAAGCGCCACGAACTACTCAGCGATATCGCCGACCACGTTGCGGCTGTGGTTTCGGAGCACGGTGTCGACGCGAAGATCGCCGAGCAGGCCGGCGCGGCGGTGGTCGAGCATCTGTCCAATACCTGGGCGGGAAGCTGCGTCACGTTCCCGAAGGACTTCCGCTGGCGTATCACTCAGCGGGATCTGGAGATCCTGGGCAAATTCAACGGCCGCAACCACCACGCGCTGGCCGTTGAGTACGACATGACAGAGAATGCGATCTACAAGCTGCTCAAGAGAACGCAGGACAGGAAGTTCGACCGCGACCAGCACAAAATCGACTTCGGCGACGGCCTGTAA